AATGGAATCACGCCTAAATATTCTTCTTATGAACTAATCAGAAACCCAACATTGCAGCAGGAGGAATATTCAAAACTCGACATAGCAACCTCGCAATTTTGAGGGTCGGTTCCGAACGTCCAGAAATATAGTCATTCACACGCGATGGACTTATTCCAATCTCACCAGCAAGTTGCTTTTGACTCATCCCTTTCTCTTCAAGGGATAGCTCTATCAATTCCGCAACAGTCGGTTTTTCTATCGGATAATGTTCTTTTTCGTATGCTATCACAATATCGGACATAACTGTAAGCTCCACCGCATTCTTATCATTTGAAGGCGTATTGTCATCAACCAATGGCAGAAGTTCCTCCACTCTCGCCAAAGCAAATTCATACTGTTCTTTCGTTACTTTATTCATACTTCTATCTCTTAAATGGTTGAACAATCTATCTTATCGTAATCTTTATGAGTACCAACCCAGCGAATGAAGACGTACCCAATTGTAAACTTAACAACGACAACCAACCGATAGTTGTTGCCTCTGATATTGAAAACGTAGTGTTGGTTGCCTACATAGTCAGCAGAAAGAAAATCCACTTTAATGTCTGATAGGTTCTTCCATTCAGCTTTTTCCGCTATATCATACCAACGTTCTAAAGCTATGCGTGAATCTTCATAGCCTTTCGTCTCGTAGAACTCTTTCAATTTCTTATGTGATACAATCCTCATACCTCTTTTGTTTGATGCAAAAATATGAATTAATTTTGAATTATAAAATTTTTCCAAAGATTATATTCTACAATATAGAATTTAGCAATAAAAAAGCGGAACTAAATTAGCTCCGCTCAATAGTACGATAAGAACATGAAGTAATGAATTATCCTTTGGAGTTAGGAGACGCTGCATTGTTATTCTTTGCCGCTTGTTCCTCCTTGATTTCTGCAAGCTCCTCTTCTACCCTATCAGCATTTCCAGCAAACATGATTCCCTCACGCGTTGACCAGATGCCACCACTGACAGCGGAAACGGCAGTAGTAACCTTATCGTTCAAATCATCAATCATATATGGAACCAGTTCTGTTTCTATGTCAATGGTCTGCGATGCCTTGCTAAACTCGGTTGGATTGATAGAGCCTAAAGCGGAAACAATGAAATTTACTCTCCGCTGCAAGAACTCGCCGATAACCTCACCGTGATTTTCTACCGCCATGTGTGCACCCATGAACATAAAGCGGAAAGCGGTTCCTGATGCTTTGCCTACCCCCTTCAACGTCTCAAAGGATATTCTTGGAGTGTTTGACATATCATAAGCCATATTAGTGAGTGTTTCTGCTTCAAATTTTACGGTATCTGGCACTTGGTTCCACGTCAGATACTGGGCATCCGCACCCTCTCCGGTGAGTTTGACCATTCTATCCTTAACCTTACCCATGAAACCCTCTACATCTCCAATTAGCTTCAGCAATGGGAAGAAATGATAATCGATGCAATCGGCATAGTTGGATAGTAGTTTCTCCAACCGGACCCGGAAGGTCTTTATCTTCTTGCAATAAGGTTCAGGACGATAAGCATAGAGAACCGGTAGTTTTGGGAATCCATGAGCAAAAGGAGTTCTTTCTTCATATCCTTTAGACAAATCCCATTGATAAACCATTTTGTCCGTGATAGTCATAAAGCAGATGACCTCCGAATCATCCATGAGCTTCTTTTTGTACTCACGTGAGAAAGCAATCATTTTACCTTCGTCGTTAAAGAACGGGTATAGCTTATCACCTCTGAATGGAGACCATAACACGCTTTTCAGTTTCTTGGTGGGTTTTACCTTCCCCCCGAAGGTAGTCTTTATTTTCTTCCAGAACTTCGCCCAGAACGAATCATCATCGGTAACGTACCAATATTCCGCTACTTCCTGCTCGGATAACCAGGCACGAACTATCTTCTTGTTCTGGTATTTGATTTTATTGGACTTAAATACAGCCTTTACCGCATCCAGCAGTTTTTTTTCATCATCATCGGTTGGAGTGCAATCCATAGACGGTTCTGTGCCGACCGTGAAAGCTGTTTGAATGTTCACTATATCCTGTTCCAATGGAATGGAGATACGGTTCACCGGTTCAGTCTTATACTTTGCTTCGATTTCATAAGTCTTACCCGTTTTTTCATCGAAGTGTTTCTCAGCTTCTTTTTCAAGAACCTTTCTGTCCGGATACTTTTTTTTGTCAACCATAATTTCATGGCGTTCCGGATTCCAATCGCCCCAAAGTTTACAACAGTCGGGAAGTTCAGTTTTTCTACCTTTCTTCAGGTAGTTTATCTTCTGCCCGATGTCAGGGAGTGCTAATATTTCTTCTAAATTCAATGGCATAATCTATATTTTTAGTGTGTAAATATTCCTGTTAAATCTTTCGGCTTCTGAATCTTACCAAGAAGCTCACCCAATACATAGTAACGTACAGCATCTATTCCGTGATTGTCATGGTCTTCCGGTTCGTTGATATAGTTCCCGTCCTTATCCTTTGCCCAAACATACTTTCTGAACTCGCTTTGCAAGTTGTACGAGCGTTTGGTTATATAAATCTCCATATCTTTCATTTTGTCAATTCCGGCATTGATAGAGCCTGCACCTTTCTCTACGGCATATATCTTGATTCCTCCGTTGTGTATCTCTTGAATCAATCGAGGGTCAGCACTATCAGCTATGACTTTCAAACCCCACGGGCGAAGAGTCTTGATGATGTCAGAAGAAAGCAATCCAGTACGGTAATCCACTTCATCCAAGTAAAGGGCGTTATCAACGATACCACAACGAATGGAAGCAGACGGGTCATGCGTATAACCGAAGTCTTGCCCGAAAGCAATTTTCTTTGCCCAAGCCGGGAACTCGTCAACAATTCCCCACTTCTTGAACACAGCACCTTCCGCCACGTCTGCCCAACGGCCGATAACCACATGAGCATACTTTTCAGGATTACTCACCTTCATATCTTCCACCTCTTTCAAGAACTCAGGAGAAAGGTTATCCAAGTTATCAAAATACGTAGTGTGGATATGGAGCACATTCGGATGGGTGGAAACCTGTACTTGTACTCCGTCAATCTCTACCAGTTTATGAGTGTTTTCGATGTATTTCTTGTAGATGAAGTGATTGGAATCGCAGGGGTTCATAATTATTATAATCCGGTTCTGAATCCCTTTCTTACGGATAGAAAGCATAATCTTGTCGAACTCTTCCTCACTGGTCCACTCTTCCGCTTCATCGCAGACGAAAGTCGTAATGCCTTGAATGGATTTCAGTTTTGCTGTCTGGTTCCCGGAAGAAGTCTTGATACCCCGGAACATGATACGGCTCTTAGTCATCTTATTGACTATATCCGTCTTTGTGGTCTTGAAATATTTCGTGGTACCGTCCAAATCTATCTTCTCCATCATTTCGGGGATGATAGAGATACCGGCAGAAACCATCGTGTAACGGGTGTAAAGAATCTGATGAACTATCTTCTCTACGGGAGTCATTTCGAATGTCAGCCGTTCTATGAAGGTAGAAGCATTGAAAGACTTTCCGCTACCACGCCCACCGGTGATAAGAATTATAAATTTTTCCTTATCCTCATATAATGGATGGTAAATTTCTTGAGGTACTATCATTTCAGCTTGTCTTTAATCCAAGAATCAATGTTGATGCCATGCTCTATATCTGTTGGAATATCAGCGTCTTCATCTTGTTTGCGCTCAATCTTTCTCCAATCTTCATCATGGTGGTACAGCCAAACGGACATTGCTTGCAAATTAGGAGCCAACTCGCTTTCGCTTACTTGTAATTCATCTTCGCCCGTCAAATTCCCTTCTGAATCACGGAGCTTTCTTACCACGGTGCTTTTGGTTTTTATGCCACCGAGAGCCATTGCAAGGAATTTAGCCCTTACAGTGGCATTGATTGTCGCGCGCCCACGCGCTAAGACTTCGGATATTTCGGTGTACTCACTTTTCTTTTCGCAGAATGTTTGAGGCAAAATCCCTATGGCATAAGCAATTTCCTTGTCAGTGAATCCCTTTTTGGCATACGATTCCACGAGAGAAAGAAAGTCCTCGCTTGTATAATCAAACTTAGGCTTTCTTCCTCCTTTACCTTTTCTGTTTTGAGATTCACTATTATTCATAAACTTATCCGTTACTTAAAGCAAATTTCCCCGTTCCAATCCTTTTATTTCGATTAGAGAAAAACCACATACCTCTTTGCTTCATAGATGATTCAAACGCATTTATAACACGTGCAGCCCTTGGATTATTTCCATAACCCTTTTGAGTTGTACGAGCCTGCGCCTCTAATCTCCGAAATTGTGCACTTAATTCATTCAAACTTTTCCTTCTGACTCAATCTTCTTCTAAATTTAATTAATCAATCCTTTCTATTTGTTCATCAAATACTTCTCCCTTTATGAACTTCATATCAGGGTCATACCCGAACCTTTCGCAGAATGCGGCTTTAGCTTCATAGGTATCAAAGGACAACATCACATAGGCATCCATGTTCTCGGCTTGCTTCTGTGCGTTTTCTTTCACCTGATGCTTGACCTCTTTCATGTGGGCAACCTTTTCGGCACGTTCCAACTGCTTGGCGGCTTTATCGGCTTCTTTCTGTTCGGAAACTGGGACCATCATATCAGACAAAGCATCCGCAATAGAGTTTTCCTCTTCGGTCTGCAAAAGATAGTCGACACCAATCATATTCAAGTCAGCATCGGTCAGACCTGCATCTTTCCAGTCAATATCAGGAACAATACGGGCAAGAGCGTCAAAATCCCATGTACCTTGTGCATTAGGGTTGTTCATTAGAATGTTTAACTCCTTTTCCTGCTGCTCGTCCACGTCTATGACATCGACACGAATACGGTAGTCGTTATCGGGAAACTTTTGCAATTCGTCCATGACAGACAAACGCTGGTGCCCGCTGACTACGGTAAGCCCGGTACGCTTATTCACAACTATTCCACCTACCAATCCGAATTTCTTGATGCCACGTTTCAGTGTCTTACGTGATTCATCAGATAGTTTTCGGGGATTATAATCCGCAAAGTGAATGGCAGAACGATTAAGTTCCACCGATTCACTCTTTATGTGTAGA